TGCGCCATCCTGACTGGCCGCGGCGGGATGGCGCACGCTCAACCTGGGGACCCCCCTTGTGACGGTGAGTGAGGGGGTGCCTGATGGCCTCTCCGAAGGGTCGCCCTGCCGGCCTGAAGCTGATCGAGGGCCGCTCGCCTGGTCGTGACTCCGGTGGTCGCAAGGTCACCGAGCCGCCGGCCTTCAAGCGTGTACCGCCGGAGCCGCCGGAGTGGCTGCCGGACGAAGCGCGTGCCGAGTGGGAGCGCGTGGTGCCGGAGCTTGCGCGGCTTGCCCTCTTGAAGCCTGTGGACCGCTCGGCGCTGACCGCGTATTGCCTGTGCTGGGATCGGTTGGTGCAAGCCCAGCGGCAGATACAGGAGGACGGGTCTGTCCTGGCGCGCAACAGTCAGGGGCAGGTGCGGCACCCAGCGGTGGCGGTGGTTGAGGCGGCGTCGAAGGAGCTGCGGGCGTGGGCGGGTGAATTCGGATTGACGCCGTCGGCCGAGGGCAGGGTGGGTCGGCAGGAGGCGGACGATGGGGACGAGGCGAACCCGTTCGCAGGTTCTGGCTGACCTGGGCATCAGCCCGGAGGTCGGCTGGTATATGAAGTCCCGCGGGATCCCGCTGCCGGACTGTCCGCCGAAGGTGCAGACGCCCAATCCGGGCGAGGCGCCGGGTGCGGTGTTCGATCCGGGCCGGGTTGACCGGGTGCTGAAGTCCTTTCATCTGCTGCGGCATACGCAGGGCAAGTGGGCTGGGAAGCCGCTGGATCCGGATCCGTGGCAGGTGGCGTACATCATCGCCCCGGTGTTCGGCTGGGTGCGCTGGGACGACGAGGCTGAGGGGTACGTGCGGATCGTCCGCAAGCTGTACGTGGACGTCCCGCGACGCAACGGCAAGACGACGCTCAGCGGCGGCATTGCGGTGTACTTGATGGCCGCAGACTCCGAGCCGGGCGCGCAGGTGTATGCGGCGGCCACGTCGGAGAAGCAGGCCCGCTACACGTTCGACCCGATCCGCACGATCGCGGAGCGGGCGCCGGCGTTGAAGGGCAACGTCAAGGCGTACACGAAGAAGATCACGCATCCGGCGTCGGGTTCGTACTTCACGGTGGTGTCGTCGGTCGCTGAGGCGATGCACGGGGCGAACGTGCACGGCGGCATCATCGACGAGCTACATGTACACAAAACACCCGATTTGGTCGAGACGATCGAGACGGGCACTGGCTCCAGGCGTCAGCCCCTCGTAGTGATCATCACGACGGCGGACGACGGCAAGCAGGAGTCCATCTACGACCGCAAGCGCCAGTACGTCGAGCAGCTGGCCCGCGGAGTTCTGCACGACCCGGACACCTACGGCGTCGTCTGGGGTGCGGACGATGAGGACGACCCCTATGCGGAGAGCACCTGGCGCAAGGCCAATCCCGGGTTCGGGGTGAGTCCGAGCGCCGCCTACCTGCGGGGCGCCGCGGCGGAGGCACAGCAGTCGCCTGCCGACCTGGCGAAGTTCCTGCGCCTGCACCTGGGGATCCGCACCAAGCAAAGCACCCGGTTCCTGACGATGCCCGCCTGGGACAACAACGCGGGCATGGTCGACGAGGAACTGCTGGCCGGCCGAGAGACGTGGGGTGGGCTCGACCTGGCCAGCACTTCCGACCTGTGCGCGCTGTGCTGGCTGTTCCCGAACGACGACGACGGCACCTTGGACGCCCTGTGGCGGTTCTGGACACCCGAGGACAACCTGAAGGCGCTGGACAAGCGGACGGCCGGTGCGGCGTCGAGGTGGGTGCGTGAGGGCTGGCTGACGGCAACACCGGGCAACGTGGCCGACTACGACTGGATCAGGGAGCAGATCCGCCGGGACCGCGACAAGTTCAAGGTCCGCAGCATCGGCTACGACCCTTGGAACGCCTCGCAGTTGACGAACGACCTGGTAAGCGAGCGGGCGCCGATGGTGAAGGTCCGGCAGGGCTTCGCGACGATGTCGCCGGTGCTGAAGGAGATTCAGCGGCTGGTGCTGCAGGGCACGCCGGAGCGGCCGGCGCTGCGGCATGGCGGGCATCCGGTGGTGCGCTGGTGCGTGGACAACCTGGCCGTGGCGATGGACCCGGCAGGCAATGTGAAGCCGGACAAGGCCAACTCGGGCGACAAGATCGACGGTGTGTCTGCGCTGGCCACGGCCATGGCGGAGATCGTCGCGCGGCCCCCGCGCCGGAAGTCCCGGTACGCGGACGAAGACGAGATCATGGTCGTGTAGCGGCCTGGCGGGGAGGTCGCAGATGTTCGCATGGCGTCGCACGGCGGTCCGTAAGCGGGTCGTGGTCAACCTGGCCGACAAGGCGTTCAGCGGAATCCTGTGGGCGAAGCGCGGGCCGCTGCTGGTGCTGCGGGATGTGGAACTCCTCGAGGCCGGACGCGCCCCCCAGCCGGTCGACGGCGAGGTCGTCATCGAGCGCGCCCGCATCGAGTTCACCCAGGTGCTCTCGGGTGGGGGTGGCTGATGGCGTTCGTGGTCAGCTCCGGGCAGCTCGCGACCACCGGCGCCGGCGTCACGCCGATGTTCTCGGCGGCCCCGATCGCAGCTGCGCCGTGGGAGTACGAGGCGATCTGGCGGGCTCAGCCGCAGGTCCGCACGGTGATCTCATTCCTGGCGAGGAACATCGCACAGGTCGGCATTCACACGTTCCGTCGGATCAGCGACACGGACCGGGAGCGGCTCAGGGATCACCCGCTGGCGCAACTGCTGGCGGAACCGCTGCCGCGGATGACGCAGTACCGGTTCATCGAGCGGATGGTGTCGGACTACGCCCTGTACGACGACTTCTACGGGATCAAGCTGCGGCTGAACGGGCGGCTTCAGATCCTGCCGGTGCCGCCGACGCTGATCCGCCCGGCCGAGGGGAACTGGATCGCCCCGAAGTACTACGAGACCGCGGGCGGCCGGGAGTTCGCGCCGGAGGAAGTCGTCCACATCCACGGCTACACGCCGGAAACCCTCACGCACGGCACATCGCCGATCGAGTCGCTGCGTGACCTGCTGCTGGAGTCGGCTGAGTCGGCGAAGCAACGGCAGGCGATGTGGAAGGGCGGCGCCCGGCACACGGGTGTTCTGGTGCGTCCGCCAGAGGCGCCCGAGTGGGGCCCGAAAGAGAGGGCCCGCTTCCGTGAGATGTGGCGGGCGTTCACGCAGGGCGGCGGCGGCGAGGGCGGCACGCCGATCCTCGAAGACGGCATGGATTACAAACCGGTCGGCTTCAACCCGGAGCAGGCCCAGTACATCGAGGGCCGCAAGCTCACCCGGGAGGAGTGCGCGGCCGCCTATTTCATCCCGCCGCCGCTGATCGGAATCCTCGACCACGCCACCTACTCCAACATCAAGGAGCAGCACAGCCACCTCTACCAGGACACCCTCGGCCCCTACATGGTCATGTTCGCGCAGGAGATCCAGGCGCAGATCCTGCCGGACCTGCCGGACAGCGAAGACGTGTACTGCGAGTTCAACATCGACGCGAAGATGCGCGGCTCCTTCGAGGAGCAGGCGGCTGCGGCGTCGACGGCGACTGGCCGGCCGTGGATGACGGTGAACGAGACCCGGGCCCGCAACAACCTGCCGGGGATCGATGGCGGCGACGACCTGATCGTGCCGCTGAACGTCACGCAGGGCGGCCTGGCATCCCCACGTGATACGGCACCGGAGCCTGATGCGGTCCCAAAAGCCTCGGCCCGGCAGGTCGCCACCAAGGCCGGGCAGCAGCAAGGGCAGCCCACGCCGGATGAGCTGCGGGAGGAGTTCGCGAAGGCGCTGCGCGACCTGACCGACGCCCAGATCGAGGCCCTGGTGGCGTCCGCGCCGGGCGGCCCCGACGCGGTGAGCAAGTGGTGGGCGGCCGGCCGGGCTACCCGCCTGGCGAAGTTCTCCAAGCTCATCGCCGACTTCATGACCCGGCTGGGCCTGCTCGCCGCACACAAGGTGCTGGACGAGTTCAATCCCGACCGGGACGGCTGGTCGGCGGACGTGATGGAGCCATGGCTGCTCACGGCAGCCCTCCACCACGCCGAGCTCCACGACGCGGCCGGCGAACAAGCCGCGGTCGCGGCCGTCGAGGAACCGCCCGAAGAGGGCGGGATAGCGGGAGCGCTGTTGCTGGCCGGCGGTCTATGGGCGCTTGCCGCCCTGACACGCAGCGAGACCGCCGCAACGGAGGCGCTTTCCTTCGGCGGCCACGATGCGGCCGAAGCGTCCGGGCTGGGATTCAAGGTGTGGCAGACCACCAGCGGCAACCCGCGCGCCCAGCATGCCGCCCTGGACGGAGAGAAGGTCCCGCTGGACGGGGTGTTCTCCAACGGCCTGCGCTGGCCCGGCGACAACACGGGCGACGCGGATGAGACGGCGAACTGCCGGTGTGAGCTGACGTTTTCTATATCGGAGTGACCATGCGGACTAAGAGCTGCCCGGTGCGGATCAAGGCCGCGGGCACCCACGAAGGCACCGACGAGGGCGTGTTCGAGGCCATCGTCGCCGCCTACAACCTCGACAGCGTCGGCGACAAGATCGCCCCCGGCGCGTTCGCCGAGACCCTCGCCGAGTGGAAGGGCCGCGGCGACCCGGTTCCGGTGCTGTGGTCGCACATGAGCCACGACCCGGACTACCACATCGGCGAAGTCCTGGAGGCCGAGGAGCGCCCGGAAGGTCTGTGGGTGAAGGCCCGCATCGACCTCGACGCCCCCAAGGCCGCCCAGGTGTACAAGCTGCTGAAGGGCCGCCGGGTCACCCAGTTCAGCTTCGCCTACGACATCGAAGAGGGCTCGTGGGTGGAGCAGAAGGACGGCCCCGGCTACTACGAGCTGCGCAAGCTCAAGCTGTACGAGGTCGGGCCGACGCTGATCGGTGCCAACCAGGCCACCGAGCTGATCGACGTGAAAAGCGCGGCGGCCGCCGACATGCTTCCTGACCTGACAAAGGTGCAGGAGACGCTCGAGACGCTGAAGGCCGGCAGGACGCTGTCGGCGCAGAACGAGCAGCGGGTGCGCGACATCGCGCGCCTGGCCAAGGAGCTGCTGGACTCCCTCCCCTCCAGCGACGACACGCAGGACGCCGAGAAGGCCACGCCTGCCCCGCCCGCTGCCGCCTCGCCCCAGGAAGCCCCTGAGGCCAAGGCGGACCAGCCCGCCGGGCCGAGCCCCGCCTCGCTCCGTCTGCACGCCGACCTTGCCGCCCTTGAGGCGGAGGTCTCCACGCTTACGGACTGAGGAGAGCCGTGAACAAGATCGAGGAGCTGAAGGACCAGCTCAAGCACCACCTGATGCAGGCCCAGACGATCGCGGCGAAGGCCGACGACGAGGGCCGCGACTTCACCGACGACGAGCGCACCCAGGTCAAGCAGCACATGGACCAGGCGCAGGAGGCCAAGGCCGGCCTGGAGAAGGCCAGGGCGTCCGCCACCATGCGCCAGGCCCTCGCCGACCTCGGCGACGAGATCCAGGTGGAGGAGAAGTCGGGCGGCGAGCGTCGCACCCCCTCCGGCCTGGTCATCCCCGACAGCAAGGCGTCGCTGGGCGAGTCGTTCGTCAAGTCCGCCGAGTACCAGGGCCTCATGGCGTCCGCACCGAACGGCGTGTTCGGCAAGGACCACCGCGTGCAGTCCCGGCCGGTCGGCTACAAGGCCCTCGTCACCGGCGGCTCCGACACCTCCGGCGGCGCGTTCGTCACCAACCAGATGATGGGTCTGCAGGTCGGGCAGCTGGCGTTCCAGCGGCCGCTGCGCCTGCGGGACGTGGTCACCAACCTGACGACCACGTCGGACACCATCGAGTACGTGCGGATGACGTCGCAGACGAACAACGCCGCCCCGGTGGCGGAGTCGACGGCGACCGCCGACCCGGGCACGATGAACGCCGCGAACGGCGTCAAGCCGGAGTCCGCGCTGGCGTGGGCGAAGGTCACGACCCCTGTGCGGACGATCGCGCACTGGATCCCGCTGACCAAGCGGGCCCTGTCGGACGCCGCCCAGGTCCGCTCCATCATCGACGCCTTCCTCCGCTACGGCCTGGAGGAGGAGCTCGAGGACCAGATGGTGTCCGGCGACGGCACCGGCGAGAACCTCGAGGGCCTCTCCAACGTGTCCGGCGTGCAGGCGCAGGCGTGGGACACCAACCTGCTGACCACGACCCGCAAGGCCCGCACGAAGGTGCGTCTCGTCGGCCGCTCGACCCCGAACGCCTACCTGTTCAACCCGTCCGACCTGGAGGCCATCGACCTCCTGCAGGACAACGAGGCAAGGTTCTACTTCGGCGGTCCCTCCGGGCTGGGCACCGCGGGCACCCTGTGGGGGCTGCCGGTCATCGAGACGGAGGCCGTCCCGGCGGGCACCGGCTACGTCGGCGACTTCCGCAAGGCCGTGCTGTGGGACCGCGAGCAGGCGTCCATCACCATCTCGGACAGCCACGCCAACTTCTTCATCCGCAACATGGTCGCGATCCTCGCCGAGATGCGGGCCGCGTTCGGCGTCATCCAGCCCAACGCGTTCGTCGAGATCGACCTGACCGCCTGATCGGAGGCCACACCATGGCATACCTGAATCCGGCTGCCGGGGCGACCCGCGAAGGCAAGCAGGCCGCCGCCGTCACGCCGCTGACCAACGCCAACGGAACGGCGGACAACACGATCGCCGACGTCGGCGCGTCCTTCAACCAGGCGACGCTGAACAACAACTTCCGCGACCTGTCCGACAAGGTCAACGCCATCATCACGGCTCTGAAGAACGCCGGGCTGATGGCCTGATGCTGGTCAACTCACGGACTGTCCGGGGCCGCTGCCCGATGTGCGGCGCCGCTCACGCCGCCTGCGGCGCGGCCTCGGACACCACTCCCGTCGACGAACGAATGGAGGTGGCCGCCGTGGGCGGACCGCTGAAGAAGTACGAGGTCACCACGCCTTCCGGCGTGAAGACCACCATGAAGCTCAACGAGGACGACGCTCGTCGTCTGGGCGTGCTCGACGAGGCGTCCAAGACGAGCACCGAGGAGTCTGCGCCGGAGCCGGCGGCAAAGAGGCGGGCCGCCAGCAACAAGAGCCGTACCGCGGCCACGAAGGATGGCGGTGCGGGCGGTGGCGACGACTGACTTCCTCGCAGACCCGGAAGACCTGGCGGTCTGGCTGGGCGTCCCCGCCAGCGACCCCAAGCTGCGTCAGGCCCTGGGTGCGGCGTCAAGCCGCTTCCGGGGGGCGGTCCGCCACCACGTGTCCTTCGTGGCAGACGAGACGACCGTCCTGGACGGCAACGGCAAGACGTCGCTGCTGCTCCCCGCTGCCCCGGTCACGTCTGTGACCTCGGTCAAGCTGGACGGCGTGGCACTGACGGAGAACACCGACTTCTCTTGGTCGGCAGACGGCTATCTGCGTCGCCTGGGAGCGTGCTGGCCGGACCGTCTGCGATGTGTCGAAATCGTTTGGAGCCACGGCTATGAGACGACCCCTGAGGACATTGCCGAGGTCGTTGTCGATCAGGCGCGCGCGCAGTACGCAGTCCGCCCCGGCCTTACGTCGATGACCGTGGGCGGTCAGTCCGTGGCGTTTGGGGCGCAGGCGTCCATCGGCGTCACCGAGCAGTGGAAGACGGCCGTCGAAAAGTACGGCCTCAACGACGGGGACGAGCCGTGAGCCTGATGTTCTACCAGTCCTTCGTCCGTGTCCGGGCCCCCATCGCTGAGGACCGGTATCAGAACAAGAAGCGGGACTGGGACAACGCCTCACGCGCCACGGTATCCGGCGTGAACATCCAGCCGGCCGGTACACCGGTGCGGTCGGAGGAGGAAACCGACGACCGGCAGACCACGGTCACCACCTGGGTCCTGCAGACCCCGGAGGGCGTCAACCTGGATCTGCTGGAAACGGACCGGATCGAGTTCGACGGCATGACCCTCGAGGTCGACGGCAAGGTCGGACGCTGGCCCGACCCGTTCGGCCCGGGCGTGCACCACGTCGAGGCCAGGCTGAAGGAGGTCGACTAGTGGCCCGCGCCCGCATCGTCTTCGACCGCCGCGTCTACCGTCGGATCGCTTCCAGTCCGGAGATGGCTTCCTACCTGCTGGCGCTCGCCAACCAGGGCAAGGCCATCGCTACCGCGCTGGCGCCGGTCTACACGGGCCCGACGTGGGGCACGGCGGTCCGCTCGCAGGACTACAAGCGGTCGCTGGACGCGAAGCTGGTCCGGAACAACTTCGGCTGGCGCAGCGAGATCGCCGCGAATGTGGCCTACGCGGTGCAGGTCGAGTTCGGCACCGGCCGGCCCTACACGACGCAGGAGCGGCCTCAGGAGGGCTGGTCTCCGAAGTGGCGTGTCCTGGGCCGCACCCTGGAAGCGATGAGGAGCGTGTAATGCCCCGGATCAAGCTGTCTACCTGGTACGGCGACAAGGCCCCCGGCGACGAGATCGACGTCGACGATGCGAAGCTCAAGGCCCTGAAGCGTGACGGCCGCGTCGCCGAAGTCCTCGACCCCGGCGCCGGGGGCGTGGCGCAGCCCGAACCGGCCGTCGCGGTCAGCGAGACCGGCACGCCGGAGGCTGTCGAGGCCGCGCCGCCCGAGACGGGCCGCAAGCGGCGATGAATCTGCCCGTCGCGCCGATGCCGGACGTCGAGATGGTCGCGATCGACCTCCTCGCGGAGGTGCTCGACGACGCCGTCACGGTCGGCAGCGAGTGGCCGGAAGACCTCGCGCAGCATCTGCCCGTCGTGGCCGTCACCCTCGGCCCGGGCGGCGGCTCCGCCATCAAGGCCGTCACGGCAGACCGCGGCCTCGACATCGACGTCCTCGCCTCCAGCAAGGCCGAGGCGCGCGACCTGGCCGCTCTCGTGTCCGCGCACCTGCTGGCCGCCCAGGGCACGGTCCGCCCGGGCGCCCGCATCTACGGCGTCGAGGAGACCAGCCTCATCTGGCTGCCCGACCCGGTCACGAACATTCCCCGCTACGTGCTCGTGATGAGCATGGTGGTCCGCCCCGCGTAGCAGCATCCAACCCGCAGCCCTCTGTCCTTTTCACCCGTCGGCGTGTGGCCGTGCGGGTCCTCGCTATGCCTGGAGGCATCCCGTGGCGAACGACGCCGATAACGTGCGAGTGGGCCTCAACGGCTCCGTGTACATCGCCCCGAAGGGAACGACCGCCCCGACCGATCTGGACACCGCCTGGGGGGCGGGCTGGGTCGACCTCGGCTACCTGTCCGACGACGGCGTGGAGATGTCCTACTCGACGGAGACCGAGGACATCAACGCCTGGCAGTCCCTGTCCCCGGTGCGGAAGGTCCTGACGGGTGTCGACATGACGCTCGCGTTCACCGCGATCGAGCTCAAGACCAGCACGGTCACCCTGTACTTCCCGAGCGCGACGATGACGAACGTCTCCGGCACCGTCCACAAGCTCAGCATCCCCGCCGCGCCGGACCCGGACGAGCGGGCGATCGGCCTGGAGTGGATCGACGGCGACATCAAGAACCGCCTGATCATCGCCCGCGGCGAGGTCACCGACCGGGAGGCCATCACCCTGGCCCGCTCGGGCGCGGTCGGTCTCGGCATGACCGTCTCCGCCTACGCGGACACCGCGCCGGAGATCGCGGTGTGGCTGTCCAACGACCCGGCTTGGTCCGCGGCGTAACCATCTCCCGGCAGGCGTGCCATGCGGGTCGCGCCTGCCGGGCCCCAACCCGCTACACCCGCGAGGAGCACAGCATGCCCAGCAAGACCGTCGGCACGGAGGTCGTCGACCTCAACGCGCTCGCCCAGCAGCGCCGCGACGCCCTGCCGAAGCCGACCACGTTCAACCTGTTCGACGTCGAGTTCACCCTGCCTCCGATCAAGAGCCTGCCGTTCGAGCTGCAGGAGCGCGTCGGCGACCTCGACAACACCGTCGAGGTCCTCAAGGACCTCCTCGGCCACGAGAAGGTGCGCGAGATGTACGCGGCCGGCTTCACGTTCGGCGACCTGGAGCTCATCGCGCAGGAGTGGCAGAAGCGCTCCGGGGCTGAGCCGGGGGAATCGCCGGCCTCCGCCGCTTCCTGACGGAGTACGGGGAGGCCGTCGAGTGGGACATGGCCCGCTACTGGCCGGGCCGGTCCCTGCTGGAGCTGTACCGGGGGGAGATGTCGTGGCGTGAGCTGCGCGTGTTCCTCAAGTACCTGCCGACCGATTCGGCGACGGCGCGGGCGGTGCGCGGGTCCACGCCGGAGGAGGACGCCTGGACGCTGCAGATGCAACTGTTGGCGACGATCGCTGACGCGGTCAGGGAGAACACCTTCGCCACGGTGAAGCTCGGCGGCGACCCGAAGAAGACGGGCCGGCTGAAGCCGCCGAAGCCGATTCCGCGGCCGGGCGTAGAGGAGCCCGCCAAGAAGAGCAACGTGATCCGTTTCGGTGGCCGTCACGGCTCCGGAGCGAAGCAGTTGGCGCAGGTCTTCGGGAGGCCCGCCGCGAACCAGTGACGGGGGTGTCGCGGTGGCCGGTGCTGGTGGCGTCCTCGTAGGACGCGGATACGTCTCCATTCGACCGGAGTTCGAGGGGGACTGGTCCCGCTCCGTCAACGCGCGCGCCTCGAGCGCGGGCCGGTCCGGGGCGGGTGCCTTCTCGAAGGCGTTCAGCGCGGGCTTGAAGGGGATCGGTGGCCTGGCCGCTGTGGCGGTCGGCGCGAATCTGTCGTCCGCCGCAGCCGCCGCCGCGGTACTCGCCCCTGCTCTGGCCACGGCTGGGGCTGCGGCGGGCGCCCTCAAGTTGGGCCTGACCGGTGTTGGTGAAGCGTTCAAGGCGGCTTTCGCGGACACCTCGGCGGACGCGGGCGCCGCCGCGTCGGCGACGAAGGCTGTCGAGTCGGCGCAGCGCGGGCTGGCGAACGCTCAGCGAGGGCTCGCGCAGGCGCGCGTGGACGCGGCCCGCCGTGTCGCGGACGCGCAGCGGCAGGTCGCCGACGCCGAGCGGGACCTCGTCGACGCGCAGCGGGACGCCCGCGAGGTGCAGGGGGAGCTGAACGACGCCCGCCGGGAGGCGGCGCGCGCCCTGCAGGACATGAACCAGCGGCTCGCTGAATCGCACCTCGACGAACGCGAGGCCGTTCTGCGGCTGAAGGAAGCCCAGGACGAGCTCAAGGCGGCCCAGCAGAAGCCGGGCGTCACCCCGGACGAGCTGGAGCGGCTGCGGATCGCCTACGAGCGGGCGCGGCTCAACCTGACCGAGCAGCGCACGGAGACGGCCCGGCTCGCCGCAGACACGAAGAAGGCGAACAAGGCTGGCGTCGAGGGTTCAGAGCAGGTTGTCGCGGCCAAGGAGCGCATCGCCGACGCCAATCGGAACGTGGCGGACAAGGAGCGGGCGCTCGCGGATGCTCAGCGTGGCGTGGACGAGGCCCGCGCAGACGGCGCCCGGCAGATCGCCGACGCCCAGCGGGCCGTCGCTGACGCTGCCGCGGCGGTCGCGGACGCCCAAGCAGCGGCTGCGGCGCAGACGTCTGCGCTCGACACGGCAATGGCCAAGCTGGCGCCGAACGCCCGCTCGTTCGTCAACGCGGTCCGCGGCCTCGGGCCGGCGTGGACGGACATGCGGCTCGCCGTGCAGAACAGCCTCTTCCAGGGCCTCGACGACACGGTCACCCAGCTCGGGCGGACAACCATCCCGATCCTGAAGCGACAGTTGACGGGCACCGCCACGGTCTGGAATCAGATCGCCAAGTCGGCGGCGTCGGGCGTCCAGGAGATGGCCAAGTCCGGGATGCTCGACCAGATCCTGGCCGGGGCGACGAAGAACCTCGCCGTCTTCAGAGACACCCCCAAGCAGATTCTCACCGCATTCGGGCAGCTCACCGTCGCCGCCCAGCCCGCATTCAATCGACTGCTCACCCAGTTCGCCGGCGCTGTCAAGAGCTTCACCGACGGAATCGCGGCGGGCTTCGAATCGGGCGGCCTGCAGGCGGCCATCGACACCGCGTTTCAGATCCTTTCGGGATTCGGCACGCTGATCGGCAACGTCCTCGGAACCGTCAAGGAAATCTTCCGGGCCGCCTCCGATGCGGGCGGCCAGATCGTCGGCGTGCTCGGATCCGTCTTCGGCGAGATCAAGAACATTCTCGCGGCGCCCGAGATGCAGGCCCAGTTGCGGCAGCTGTTCGCGTCGGTGGCGCAGATCGTTGGCGCGCTCGTTCCTGTGATCGGGGCGATCGTGCAGGCGGTCGTGCCGCTCGCGGCGGCGCTCGCGCAGCCGATCGCCGAACTTGCCGTCGTTCTCGGCCCGGTCCTGCAGCAGCTCGTGACCACCCTGGGCGCGGCCCTGATGCCGGTCATCCAGGCTCTGATGCCGGTGCTGGTGCAGGTCGGTACCGCGATCGTGGAGATCGTCCGCGCGGTGATGCCGTTGCTGAAGCCGATCGCCGACCTGATCGCAGGGGTCATTCTGGCGCTGGCGCCTGCGCTGACGCCGATCCTCTCGGTGGTGCAGCAGCTCGTCGGCGTGCTCGTCGGGCCCCTCACCCAGATCGTGCGTGCCCTCACTCCGGTTCTGATCCAGGTTGGCGGGATCATCGCTCAGGTGTTCCGGGCGCTGGAGCCGTTCCTTGCGCCCCTCGTCCGCCTGATCGGACAGGTCGCAGAGCTGATCGCGAAGGTGTTCGCGGTCGCCCTGCAGCAGCTGATGAGGGCGATCCAGCCGCTGATCCCGATCGGGATGCGCCTCCTCGACGAGGTGTTCACCGCGCTGATGCCGATCCTTCCCAGTCTTGGCGACACGATCGGTGTCATCGCTACCGCGTTCCTGTCGATGGTCGGCCCGCTGGGGCAGGTTTTCGCCGGTCTCGCCCGGCAGCTCCTGCCGATCGTCGTCAAGCTGGTCCCGGTCATCGGCGACATGGCGGGCTTGCTCGCCGGCACGCTTGCGCAGGTGCTGCCGATCCTCGCCGACGCCTTCATGGAGTTGGTGGCTGCGATCGTGCCGATCCTGCCGACGCTCGGCAATCTGCTCGGCCTGGTTCTGGGGATGGCGGCGGGCTTGATCGTGCAGCTGCTGCCGTCGCTGGTGCAGCTCATCAAGGCGAGCGTGCAGCTGCTGGTGGCTCTGCTGCCGATTCTGCCGCCGCTCGCTGAGCTGATCGGCCTGGTGGTGCGGCTGGCGGTCGGGGTGCTGAACCGGCTGCTGCCGCCTCTGCTGAGCCTGGCGAAGTTCCTGATCGGCGGCCTGGCGAAGGCGATCACCACGGTGATCGGCTGGGTGTCGGGTCTCATCAAGGTGATCGCAAGCATGATCACCTGGGTGACGACCCGGCTCGGGCCGGCCATGCACTGGCTGCGCGACAAGGTCGTGGTGCCGGTGTGGAACGGCATCCGCAACGTCATCGGCACCGCATGGGACTGGCTGAAGAAGAACGTCTTCTCGCCGATCGGCACCTTCTTCACCAGGACCATCCCGGGCTGGGCGACCACCCTGAAGGACAAGGTGGTCGGCGCCTTCAACCTGGCCAAGGACGGCATCAAGACCGCCTGGGACAAGCTGAAGACCATCACCCGGGCACCGATCCAGTTCGTCGTCGACGTCGTCTACAACAAGGGCATCGTCGGCGTCTGGAACAAGATTGCTGGGGCGTTCGGTGCGCCCAAGCTGACGACGTTCAAGTTCGCCCGAGGCGGCATCCTGCCCGGCTACACGCCGGGCCGGGACCCGCACAAGTTCTACTCCCCGTCGGGCATGGCGCTGGAGATGTCGGGCGGCGAGTCCATCATGCGCCCGGAGTTCACCCGGGGCGTGGGCAGCGGCTTCGTCTCCTACTTCAACCGGCTGGCGAAGTCGCGCGGGGCAGAGGGCGTCCGACGGGCCCTCGCACCCGTGCTGGGCGGAGACCCGAACACTCCGACCGACCGGTCCCTGCGCTACGCCAACGGCGGCCTGGTGCAGCGGTTCGCCGACGGTGGCATCTTCGGCTGGATCAAGAGCGCGGGCTCTGCGGCTCTGGGCGCGGGCTCCGCCACCTGGAACAAGATCAAGGAATCGGCGAAGTGGCTGAAGGACACGCTCGAAGCGTCCGCGCGCGCGGGCGTGAAGAACGTCGTCGACCCGCTGCTACGCAACTTCCCCGGCGCCGACACCGGCTTCGGGAAGATGCTCCGCCGTATCCCGACCAGGATGATCGACGCCCTGTTCGGCTACGGCAAGGAGGCCGACAAGCAGGGCGGCGGCGGCATCGGCGGACCCCGCATCCAGGCGGCGCTGCGCTGGGCCCGCACCCAGAACGGCTTGCCCTACCAGTGGGGCGGCAACGGCAACCCCAGCTGGGACTGCTCCGGTTTCATGAGCGCCATCGAGTCCGTGATCCGTGGGCAGAAGCCGCACCGCCGCTGGTCGACGCACGCCTTCCACGGGAAGACGGCACCGCCCGGCTGGGTGTACCACGGCAACTCGCCGTTCCGCATCGGCATCACCGCGGCTGGCGTCGGCCACACGGCGGGCACCCTCGGCCGCACCAAGGTCGAGTCCCGCGGTGGTGACGGCGTGGTCGTGGGCCCGCGGGCGCGCGGCTACAACGACCGGCTCTTCACCAGCTGGTACGGGTTCCAGCCTGGCAAGTACGACAACGGGGGCTTCCTCCAGCCGGGCTTCAACCTCGCCTACAACGGCACCGGCCGGCCGGAGCCGGTGCTCACCGGGGCCCAGTTCAACGCGCTCGCGCGCGCGGACGAGGGCCCGATCACGGTGGAGATCCACACGCAGGATCGGGCGCTCGCCGAGTTCATCGACGTGCGCGTCCACCGCAACAACCGCGAGTTTCTGGCCGTCATCGACGCAAGCTGAGGGAGGTCACGTGGCGATCCCCGGGAACTTCCTCAGCGCGTCGACGGAGAGCATGGATCCGTCGATCTCCGGCTGGACGGCCAAGCTCAACTGCACCCTGTCGAAGGGTACGGGCGGCCGGTCCGGGGACGGCGTCCTGACGGTCAAGTCGGTGGCGGCGGGCGAGATGCAGGCCCGCACCGTCTCCTCGTACCCGGTGACGGCGGGCACGCTGTACCAAGCCTTCGCGGACGCGTCGGGTGCGACGGTGCCGGAGCGGATCGGGATCCGCTGGCTCACCAGCACGGGCACCGAGGTCAGCATCACGTGGTCGCTGACCACCAGCGCAGCTTCGGCGTCGTGGCACCGGATTGCGGTGGCGGGCACCTGCCCGGCGGGGGCGACGCAGGCGCAGGTGCTGCTGTCGTCCACCCCGGCCGCCGGGCTCGTCAACTCGTTCTACGAGAACGTGTACCTGGGCCTGCCGATCCGGACGCCCGGCAACCTGTTCGACGTCAACTCCGAGTCGACGGAGGTGGACGCCTCCGGGTGGACGGTCGAGACGAACTGCACGCTCGCCCGCCAAGTGCCTCCCATCTCGTGGGATGTGACCTGGTATTACGCGGGCGGCCATACCATGGCCATGACGGCGACGGCCTCCGCGAACGCAGCAATGCGCATGACGGCACGCCCTGTGGTCACGCCGGGCACCGAGTACCTGGGCTACATCTACCTCAACCCGCCCACCTCCGGTTCGACGACCTGGGTCGAGTTGCGGTTCTACGACTCGGGCGGCACCCAGATCCAGGCGACCCGCTCCACGCTGGCCGCTCCCGGGACAGGCTTCTACCGGCAGGTGGTGTCGGATACGGCGCCCGCGAACGCGGCGTCGTGCGCTCTCGCCGTGGGTATCGACAGCGCGACGGCCGGCCAGGTGCTGCGGGTGGACACGGCGGTCGTCCGCACGGTGGTGCCGATCAAGGCCGGTACCGTCATCCCCTACGCCAACGGGTCGTTCGAGCAGTCCGCGGGCGGGTGGACGGTCACCTCCGGTGTGGCGACGGCAGCCCGGTCCAGCCCGTGGGGGACGGCCGCCTATCTCGGCTCCTACTCGCTCGCCGTTTCGTCGGCTACCGCCACCTCGTCGACGTGGCGCAGCGGAATGTTCGCCGTACCGAACGCACCCGGGCTGAACTGGCGGGCTCAGATCGTCTGCCGCCTGAACACGGGCTCATGGACGACCGTCACAGTGAAAATCCGCTGGTACGACGCGTCCAACGTCGACCTGGGCGCCTCCACGGGCACCTCCTACAGCTTGCCTGCCGGCATCTGGGGTGCGATGCCCACCGATGCGATCGCCCCGGCCAACGCCGCGAAGGCCGCGATCGAGGTCGTCGGGGTGGCGGGTACTGCGCCGTCCAGCCTCTGGATGGACGGGGCCGCGTTGTGGCAGGTGCTGCCGCTGACGGACGTCGTCGAGAACGACGCGGAGGCGTACAACACGCTGACGCTGCGGGAGCTGACCGTCGACGGCCTGGTCACCGTGTACCGGGTGACGGCGGACGGCACCCGCACGCTGGTGCGCGGCCCGTCCGGACTGATCGACCGGGATGTGATCACCTCCGACCTGCTGGTGATCGAGGACCATGAGGCGCCGCTCGAGGTGCCGCTCTACTACCACATCGAGATGTACACCTCCGCCGGAGTCCTGTCGGGGACCCGCTCCTCCGCGACGGTCACCCTCGACCACGACGACGTGAACCTCGCCTGGCTGAAAGACCCGGGCTACCCGACGAGGAACTGCCTGGTGATGGTGCAGCGGGCGCCGGACTGGCAGCGGCCCATCGAGCAGGCCGCCTACGTCGTCCGAGGCCGCCGCAACAAGGTCGTCCTCAGTGGCACACGCCAGGGCCTCGAGGGGGAGCTCACCGTCTACACCCGCTCCGACCAGGAAAGGGCAGCACTCCACACCCTCCTCGACTCCGGGAACGTGCTGCTGTGGCAAGCCGCACCGGGCATGGGCGTGACGGACATGTACGTCAGCGTCGGCCAGATCACCGAGGCCCGGGTGGGCGCGCTCGCACAGGAGGAATGGCGGCTGTGGACGCTGCCCCTCGTCGAGGCGGACATGCCCGTCGAGGTCGGCGTCAACGGGGCCGCGGGCCGCACCTGGCAGGACATCCTCGCCGAGAACACCACGTGGCAGCAGGTCCTGGACCGGTACGCCACCTGGGAGGACGTGTTCCTCAACCGGCCGAAGTAGGGGGCGCCCGTGTATCCCGTCTCCGACCGGTTCCTGGCCCGGATCGCCGAATCCCACCAGGTCGCCACGCAGGTGCAGCTGATGATGACGGACGGCCGGGTCATCGACCTGCCGCACACGGGCGGGTCGGTGACCGTGGACCGCGGGCAGGCCATCCGCCGCACCTGCACCGTCACGGTCGCCGACCCGGCCCTGATCCCGCGCACCCCGTCGGATCAGCTCGCCACCTACGGGGCCCGCCTGCGGATCAGCCGCGGCGTCTACTACGGCGACGGCACCAGCGAGCTCGTCCCGCTGGGCGTGTTCAGACTCGACAGCGTCGAGGGCGATGTCAACGAGGGCCCGGTCACCCTGTCCGGCAAAGATCTTGCGGCGGTCATCCAGGACGACAAGTTCACCGCGACGTTCCCGGTGGGCGGGACCGTGCTCAGCGCCGTCACCTCGATCATCCAGCGGTCTCTGCCGGATGCGGAGGTCGTCTCCACCGTCACCGATCCGGCGATCGGCCGCAGGACGTTCGATATCGAGGCCGACCCGTGGGCCGCAGCGCAGGAGGTCGCGGCGGCGGCCGGCGCGGAGGTGTACCCGAACGCCGACGGCACGTTCGTCCTCGCCACCTTGCCGGACATCCTCACCACCACGCCCGTGTGGGAGATCGCGGCGGGGGAGGGCGGCTCCTACATCCGCGCCACCCGCGGCATGACCAGCGACCGCGTGTACAACGGCGTCCTCGCTCGCGGCGAGAACACCGCCGACGGCGTCGCCCCCGTCTCCGCCCTCGTCGTGGACACGGACACCTCGAGCCCCACCTACTGGAGCGGCCCCTACGGGCGGCGCCCCTACTTCTACTCCTCGTCGACGCTGATCTCGGTGGCTGCCTGCACGAACGCGGCCACGCTGAAGCTCGCGCAGCTGAAGGCGCCGAACGCGTCGGGCGACATCAGCTCCCTGCCGAACCCGGCGCTCGAGCCCGGGGACGTCATACGGATCGTCCACCCGGACGGTAGCCGCGAACTCCAGCAGGTCGCCTCGTTCTCCGTCCCGCTGAGCGAAGGCGGCGACTTTCCCATCACCACCATCAGCGCCAAGGAGGACGCGTGACGAAGAGCGCCCTCGGCACCCACCGCGACCTCGCCTACGCACTCAAACAGCAGGCCCGCCGGACGGGGGAGCGGAACCCCTTCTCCGACTGGCGGCAGGCCACCGTCACCGCCGTCAACGCCGACGGCACCATCAACGCGGACGGCATCCCAGGCATCCGCCGCTGGGACGGCTACGTCCAGCCCGTCATCGGCGACGTCATCGTCATCACCCAGTCCAGCAACGGGAACTGGCTGGCCTGGGGGCGGCCGGTGCCGACCACCGGAGACGACTGGCAGACGCCCACACTCACCGCGCCGTGGATCAACTACCCGGGCGGCGGCAACTACCAGCCCGCCAGGTACAAGCGGCTCCCCGACAGGACCGTCGTCCTCGAGGGCCTCATCGCCTCCAACGGCGTGTCCGTGTCCGGCATCAGCAACGCCCTGACGCTGCCCGCCGGATACCGGCCGACCGCCACGCTCGTCTTCGCAACCATGTCCACCGGCGGCACGGCCCGCCAACTGGAGATCGTCGAAACCGGCGTCGTGAGGTTCGCAGCCCTGCCGGCCGGGGCCGTCGGCTACATCTCCATCAGCTGTCGATTCCAGGCCGCATAGGAAGGGAGGGCCCGATGGCTACCACCGACGACTACGGCCAGGGCGTGACAATTGCGTCCCTCACGGACGCCCCGAACGCCGAGACCCTGGCGAAGAACATCGCCAACGCGCTTGCACAGCGCGGCGTGATGCGGTTCGCGTCCGCCTCCGCACGGGCGGCCACCCTCACCTCCCCGGTGGAGGGCATGACGACGTGGCTGCAAGACGTGAACCTGCTGTACGTGTACGACGGCAGCAGCTGGATCGCGCAGCCCACCACCGTCATGGACTGGACGCCGCTCACCAGCCTCGGCAGCTTCTCGGGCGGGTTCTCCGCCTCGGCCCCCGCCCCCCGCATGCGCAAGATCAACCTGTTGGGGACGGAGATCTGGGAGTACGAGGGCCGCATCACCGCCAGCAGCCTGTCGCCCGCGACGACCAGCACCATGTTCACCTTCAACAGCGGGCACCGGCCCGTGTCGGGGCGGGGCTTCATGGTCTACAACAGCTCGCACTACGCGGCCCGGCTCACCATCACCCAGACCGGGCCCATGACCATCAGCGTTCCCACCGAGGCGGGCTCGGGCGTCACCACGATCTACCTCGACGGCGTCCGCATCACCAACCCCGCAGCAGCATGAGGAGCCGCGGCTTCCTGGCCGGCCTGGTCGCCGCGCTTGTCCTCGCTTTCGCCCCCGCAGGGACGGCTGCCGCACCGACGGCCACCTCGGATGTGCTGGTTGCCGAGTCGGGCGCCCGCCTGGCCGTGGTCTCCTGCGCGCTCCGCAACACCGGCACGGGCTGGACGGTCATTAACGACAGCGGGCACATGCCGTCGGGATGCTCGGGTGTCGTGCAGCGCGCCGACCACCTCGAACTCCAGCACGACGTCGGCGCGGTGCGGGTGTCGTCCCTGACCGTCACCGTCGACGAGACCTACGCCAAGGCCGGCATCCGCTGCGGCGCGAGCGTCGGCTTCGCCCTGTCCCGCATCTACTGCCATACCGGCGCCGCCGGCACGGCCCCGCTCGAACCGGCCACCCTCACCGCCAGCACCGGCAACCTCTGGGTGTACGGACTCCTCCGCCTCTGACCCCGCCACTCCACCGACTCCCGCCCCCGCCATCTGCCGGGGGCTTCTGCATGAAAGGGGGAGCCGTGGCCCTCAAGCTCGTCACCCGCTCCCAGTGGGGCGCCCGGCCCTACCGGACACCCAACGGCGCCACGCCGTACAGCCGTCCCCGCCGCGGTGTGAAGCTCCACTACCTCGGCACCCCGTACACCGACCGCACGCACGACCGGTGCGACGACTACGTCCGCCAGATCCAGGCCCAGCACATGGACGGCAACGGCTGGTCGGACATCGGCTACAGCTTCGTCGTCTGCACCCACGGCTACGTCTACGAGGGCCGCGGCCTCAAGCGCCGCAACTCCGCGAACGGCAGCACTGCGCTCAACGACCAGGACTACGCGGTGCTGCTGATGGTCGGCTCCTCCGGGCTGACCCGCCCGACCGACGACCAGCTGGACGGGACGCGGGACGCCATCGAGTACTGCCGCGAGAAGGGCCCGGCCGGCGCGTGGATCGGCGGACACCGCGACGGCTACGCCACCTCCTGCCCCGGCGACGTCATCTACGCCTGGGTGAAGAAGGGCGCGCCCCGCCCGGCCAGCAGCACGCCCGCCCCTGCTCCGACCGCCCCGACACCCGCGCAGGAGACCGACATGCCCAGCGTCCTCAACGAAGCCAACCCCCTGGACGTCGAGCTGGAATCCGGCGAGTGGACGGCGCTCGCCTTCGAGGACGCGGGCGCTCTGATCACCGGGCCCGTCCCCGCCCTGAACCTCACCATCCACCTCTACTTCGACGTGGCGACCAGCACGGACACCAAGGTGCAGGGCCGCTTCTACCTCACCGACCTGGACGACAGCGACCCGTCCGGCTACCTCGTCGTCGACAGGCGGGGCGGCGGAGGCCACCAGTTCGCCCACTCCATCCCGGTCCCGGCAGGCAAGAAGCTCTGGTTCGAGGCGCGGGCGATCTCCCCCGACGGCAAGCCGGTCCGGCTCCTCCACCGCGTCGCTTCCGGCCCTTACTGGACCGCCTGACCGCGGCCCGACCACAGAAGGAAGAACCCTCATGAAGATCTTCGGCAGAGAGCCGGTCGTCGTCCTGAACACCCTGTCTGCGGTGCTCGGCCTCGTCGTCAGCCTCGGCGTGACCCCGCTGTCCGCGGAGATGGCCGGCGCGATCGTCGGCATCGCGACCGCGATCCTCGGCGCGATCGCCGCGGCCATGACCCGACCCGTCGCCCCGCAGGCGTTCACCACCGTGGTCGCCGCCGGTGCTGTCCTCGTCGGGACGTTCGGTTACGAGGTGTCGCAGGAGACCGTCGGCGCCATCAACACGGTCGTCCTCGCGGTCCTCACCCTGCTGACCCGGGTGCAGGTCACCCCGTCCTCGCCGTCGGCGCCGACCAGGCCCACGGGAGTCTGAGTGCCCTGCCGGGCGGCCCGGAGGCTGCGCAAAGTGCTGGGCCGCCGCGGCGCCTTCCTTCTCATCCTCGGTATCGGCAAGACCTGCTGGGGCATCGGCATGATCGTCGCCCCTCAGCCCGCACCCCAAGGCCTGCGACTGCTCCTGGAAATGTGCCCTCTCAGCTCCTGGGCCTGGCTATGGATCAGCTGCGGGCTCATCACCACCGCGTCCGCGTTCCTCAGGATCGGACGCGACTGGACTGGCTTCGTCGCTGCCCTCATTCCCCCCACCGTGTGGGCCATCGCCTACACATCCGCTGTCGTCACCGGCGAGTTCACCCGAGGCGGGTTCCTCGCCGCCTGGTACCTCACCTCGCACGTCGGGGTCATCATGTGGGCGGCCACGGTGCCCGAGCATTCGGTCCCCCATGCGCCGCGGTCTGCCCGGAAAGGCAGGCCCGGGTGAGTATCTGGGCGGGGATCGTGGCCGCGTTCGGCACGGTCGGAATGGTGGTAGCCGGGCTGTTCGCGGCCCGCGCTACGAGACAGGCCGCTGCTGCTACGGCGGAGGCAACGCGGGCGGCGGCGCAGGCGCAGGCCGAACCGAACCAGCGGGCTGAGGATCGGGCGGCGTTCGACGCCATCAAGAAGGAGCTCCGGGAGGATCTCGCGTCGACGAAGGCGGAGATCGTGCGGGTGCGCGGGGTGCTGTACTCGTTGTCGCGGTGGGCGCTGGCGTTGCGGGACCAGGTGCTGGACTTGGGCGGCACGCCGCGCCAGACGCCGGACGACGTCGAAGACTACTACCGAACTGGAGTGTGATGGTCGGCGTCCTGCTGGCCCATCTCGTCGGCGACTACATCTTGCAGTCGGACTGGATGGCGAACGAGAAGACGAAGCGCTGGCTTCCCGCGTGGGCGCACGCGGTGACATACGGTCTGCCGTTCCTGCTGGTGACCCAGTCGCCTGCCGCGCTGGCCGTCATCGTCGTGACGCACGCGGTGATCGATCACTACCGGCTAGCCCGGCATGTGGTATGGGCGAAGAACTTCCTGGCGCCGCGTGCCTGGTGGCACCCGTGGGCGGAGTGCTCCGGCACCGGGTACCACAAGGATCGCCCGCCATGGATGACTGTCTGGCTGATGATCATTGCGGACAACACGATGCATCTCATCATCAACGTCGCCGCCGTCCACTACCTGTAGGGAGAAGCCCATGCCTGCACCTGAGCCGCGGCCTCTGGAGCCGCGCCGCCAGGACGGCGCCGCCGACGTCGCCAGCCTCGTGGCGCTGGGGAAAGCGGTAGCGCCACCGACCCCGAAGTCGGCCCCCGCGCCGCCGAAGGGGTGAGCCCCGTCGACGACGAAGACTGACAACGCCCCGCCCTCCTGCTTCGGCAGGGGAGCGGGGCGCTTCGTCGTGTCTCGGGTCAGAACGGCGCCTCTCCGCTGCCGAGGATGCGGATGACGAAGGGGTTCCCGCTGTTGATGGTCCAGTCCGACCTGTCGGGTCGGATGAACTCGCCGGGTCGGCCGCCGACGAGGAGATGGCCGTCGTCGACGTTCAGCAGCACCGGCACGAGGGACTGGTCGTGGAACGTCAGGGTTCCGCGCCATGTCCCGGACGAGTCCTTCGTCAGGTCGGCTTCAGTGTCGAACTGGCGGCCGTCGTCGATGAGGAGGACAGCCGCCCCCTTGTACGTGGTCATGACCCGACGGTAGCGGTGCCGTCAAGCCGCCCGAGCACGAGCCTCGTTGGGGCCATCGACTCTCGATAACATGCCATATCCGGGCCCCGCTCCCACCGAGGAGCGGGGCCCTTCGTCATGCCCGGAAGTGCTGGCGATCACTCAACTCTATGGTTGATAATGACAGTTATCCCATACAAGGAGGAGGACGGGAATGCTGGGACTGCGAGCACGGTGTAAGCGAGCCCTCAGGAGGCAGGCGGAGAGAGTCGCGAGTGAGCTGGATGCATTCCGCCCCAAGGAAGGAGTGCGCCACTCGATCCAGACGCCTCCCGTTGAAGACCTACCGCGCGTGTTGCAAGACTTGCGTGCACGTCTGGAGCGAGAGCGCGCCCTCTACGGCGACATCAATCTCGGAGCCCGAGCAGAACGACGTCCCTGGGAGCGACGTCCATGACGGATGTCACCCTCGTCCCCCGCCCGTCGGCGGAGCTGTCGACCGACCGGCACGACCCCCGCGACGACTGGCCCGACGAAGCCCGCCAGCTCGCCGACCACCTCACAGCCATCTACGGCGACCGCGACCCGCTCCCCACCATCGCCGGAGGATGGATCGCCCGCCAGAAAAGCCGCCACACCCGGCGGGCCTACGTGCGCACCTTCAAGGCGTGGGAGGAGTACGCCCGCTCCACCGGCATCCACCCGCTCCAGGCGAAGCTGCCACTCGCCGACGCCTACGCCAAGCACCTCGCCAAGACACCGACCCGCAACGGCAAGCCCCCCGCCGAGACCACCCAGGCGCAAGCCCTCGCCGCCGCCGGGAGCTTCTACACCTACGCAGCCCGCCTCCAAGCCGTCGACACCGACCCGTTCGCCGCCGTCAACCGGCCCTACGTCGACCCCGACTACTCACCCACCGAAGGCCTCACCGAAGCCGAGATGGACCGGCTCATCGAGACCGCTCGCGACTGGGCGCCCCGCTCCTACGCCCTCGTGACGATGCTGTACCTGACCGGCGCCCGCGTGGAAGAGGTCCTTGCCCGCGACATCAGCGATCTCGGATACGACAAGGGGCACCGCACACTCAACCTCACCAAGAAGGGCGGCAAGCGCAAGCGAGACCCGCTGCCGCCGCTCGCCCTCGACGCACTCCTCGCCTACCTCGGCGACCGCACCGAAGGCCCCCTCTTCACCACCGAGAGCGGCCGCCGCTGGACCCAGCCCGAAGTGTGGAAGCACCTCCGCGTCCTCGCCCGACGGGCCGGCATCCCACAAGCCGCCAGCATCAAGCCCCACACGCTGCGGCACCAGTTCATCACCGACAATCTCGCCAACGGCGTCCCCCTCCAAGACGTCCAGGACGCCGTCTCCCACTCCGACCCGCGCACCACCCAGCGCTACAACCGCCGCCGCCGCCAGCTCGACAACCACCCCGCCTACGCCCTCGCCGCCCGGCTCGGTGCAAGGCTGCAATCCCAGGAGGCCGAATGAGCGACGAGCCATCCAAGGACTGGATGGAGATCTGGTACGAGACCGGCGAGATCACCTGGCAGAAGCCGCTCTCGCCAGAGGCTAAGGCGCGGATTCTCCACCTCTACGACGAGCTGCTCGAGGAACAGGGCAGGAACGAAGCCGATGAGTAGAAGCCCCGCCGTGCCACACTGGCCGCACGCCCGTCAGGCCCCCCGTCCTGGCGGGCTTCCGTTCGGGAGGGTGCATGGCTGACGAGCTGCGGCAGCTGGTGAAGGCGCGTCGACAGGAGCTGAGGCTGTCGTACACCTCCTTGGCCGCCGCTTGCGTCGATGGCGAGTCGGGCGCGTCCGTGTCGGTGGGTTGGCTGCATCGGCTGGAGACGGGGGAGCCGGTCATTGCCCCGAGTGTCGAGGTGCTGGCCGCCCTGTCGGTCGGGCTGCGGCTTGACCTGGTTCGACTGCAGGAGGCGGCGTCTGCACAGTTCTTCGGCCTGCGCCTGCCGCCGGAGGCTTCGGGTGAGCCGGCCGAGATTCTCAGGGCGCTGGCGGTGCTCCCGGAGAGGCAGCGGCAAGCGCTCGCGGACCTGGTCCGCGTCGTGGCGAGGGACTGCTGAAGGCCACGCCAGAAACCCGTGGCCGATCTCTTTCCCTATGGCCGGATCGTGGTGCATCGTAGGCGCACGGGATCCGCTTCACCCCCGGGTGGGTGCCGCTCTCGGGCCCTGCCGTCCTCGGATGGCGGGGCCCGCCGCTCCTCCCGGCTCCCCACGGGAGGCTCTGCGGCTGCCCGCTACTCGCCGATCCCCAGCGACGCGGCCGGCGCGCAGAACTCGCAGGCTTGGAAGAACTGCTTGTCCTTGGTGAGGGCGTGCCGTGCTTCGTCGGCGCTTACGGTGCGGGTCTCCCGCTGAACCATGGTGCAGGTGGCGAGGTGGATCGTGGCGCCGAGCGGGTGTCCTTCGCGGATCTCTTTCTCGACGATGTAGCCGGCCTCCTGCTGCACCTCCCGCTCGACGGCCGCGATATTCCGCCGGGTCTGGTCGAGTTGCCAGGCGAGCCATTCCTCGAGCGTGCGGAGTTTGGCGAGGCGCTCAGCGGGCGGAAGATCGGTCATGCGTTCGATTCTAGGGCTAGCGCTCCGCTCTGCCACCCTGGGGGTCATGCAGCCCGCCCGCTACCACCTCCTCCTCACCTCCGCCGGCCGCCCCGTACAGCACGGCTGGTGGGACGACGAGGCGACCGCACGCTCAAAGTTCAGCGTCTGGATCGGCGAGTGGAGCGAGGTCCGCGACGCGCGCATCACCCTCACCGACGAGGACACCGGCGAGACGTTGACGACCTGGCCGGAGCAGGCGTAACCGTCTGCCATGCTGGCGCGATGAACGACGAGACGCCGCAGCTGGACGATGAGATCCCCGACGTCATGGCCGACGACTACGAGATGCCCGTTGTCGGCGAGTACGTCCTATCCACGCGGCGCCCCCGCATTGTCAGTGACGACTCGTAAAGTGGTGTGACTATCCCACCGAGCAAGTCGGGATTGCTGCTGAGCCCGGCCCCGGCGTGATGCACCGGGGCCGGACTGCTGCCAGGCCGACCGTGTGTGCGTCTCCGCAAAGTGGTGCGACCTGCGAAGACTCATCACTTCATGCGTGCCCATAAAGTGATCAAGCCGCGGTCGCCATCTCCCCGCGGACCGCCTCCACCCATTCGTCCCGCAGCTGCTCGTAGCGCTCCCGGGTCGGCCCCCACAACCAGCCGCCCGTCGCCACCAGCAGCGCGCGAATCTCCGCATCCACGGCCGCAGCAGACCGCGGCACGCCATCCGGCGGGGGAGTGGAGGACATGCCGGCCAGTCTAGGAGCCGGGTCTGACGGCAGGCGGGTCGTCGGCGACGAACGTTCCGATACCGACCTCGCCCCGCGCGAAGCCCTGCTCCTGCAGGTGCTTGTACACCTTCTGCACGGTGGACGAGGCGATCGAGAACTCAGCCGACAACTCCACGACGGAGGGCAGCTTCGACCGGGCCGGGTAGGTGCCGTCGGCGATGCGGTCGGCGATGATCGCCGCGACCTGCCGCCAGATGGACCGAGTCCGGTCAAGATCAACGCTCACCCTGTCGACCGTAGATATCCGCAGTACACCGCGCGACCGCAGTACAACTCGGTACACCGCGGTATACCGTGAAATTGCACCAGAGCCCCCGGGGAGCGTGGCCCGCCACCCCGGAGGCAAGCCGACGAACGGAGCGTCGACATGGACGAGGGTAGACAGCCACCTGGCGACAACGAAAGCACGCGGCCGCCCCTGGTGACCGTCAACAGCCCGCTGAGCCCGCTCCAGCAGGCCTACGCTGCCTACGCCCAGCACGCCACGCGCTGCCTCGTCTGCCGTGACGTCGACGCCGGCCCCTGCCTGAAGGCGGAGCAACTGTGGAAGGCGTACCGGGTCATAGGTGACGACGCGTGCGACAGGCTCGCCTAGTCAAGATCGTTGCCTCTGGGGTAAGTGCAGGCCAGAGCCTTGACGAAGGGTAACGGACGAGTAAATTCCGTTCGGATATATGCGCCGTCCACCCTTCCCCTGCGGACCGTTTACCGCTTGACTATCAGTCAGGCGCACAACGGCATATGCCCCTGTCGGCGCCCACCGTCGTGCTGGCTACAACCGAATCAACCACCGATCCATCGGCAAGATCAGATCAGCAGTCTCCAGGGAGCGGCCGTGATCATCGAGGCGAGTGCGCACCACGCGATACGCCACGGTATCCACCAGCAACCCCAGCGCATGAGCCTGCTCAGCCGTGAGCTCTACACACCCCAGCTCCGCCGTATAGGAAGCATGCGGACGGCGCTGGCCATGCCACCACGACGACACCAGCATCGCCGACCGGCCGCCCGGATCCATGCACTCCACCGTCTCGTGCCGCAGCATCGCGCCCACCTCGACGCCAAGCCGCTCCGCAAGCTCCACGGTGGCCGGGCGCGGTCGGGTGTCGGTGGTCTCGCTGGACCACGGCCACTCGGCGTCCGCATCGGTGAGAGTGCGCATAGCAGGAGGATGCGCCACATAAACCGCCCTGCGCTCCTCACCCTCCAGAACTCCGGTACGGCGCAGTAGCACGTAGGCAAGACGCACAGTCTGAGGGTGCACGCCGAGTTCGGCAGCCAGCTCGGCCCTCGATGGCAAGGCCTCCCCAGGCCGCCACTCGCCGGCAGCGATACGGCGCCGGATGTCAGCGGCGATGCGCCGAAAGCGCGCTTCTGACATCCAGACCCCTGCCGTCGATCATGGCGTGAGGTCTGAAGCTACGAAGTCGCTTGGGCGCTGGATATATCCAGGCGGGGCGAGGGATGCTTGGCAACTGAAGAAGGAAGGTTTCGGCACCCCGGAGTTCAGGTCCCCGGTGGGGTCGAAGGGCTCACCTACGGCTTCGTACCCCCTTGGCCGGACGGTGCAGCCCGCTCGGGTACCCGGCAACTCGAACCGGGTATCCACCCGAACGGGTGAACCATTTTTCGGCACGGCGAAGCGGGTCGCTCGTTACGCAGAGAGCCGGAGCCGGAGTCGGTCCCACTACCCCCAAGGTGTGCAAGACGACTCCGGCTCCGGTTTTTCTATTACGCCTCACCGGCGGCCGGTTGCTCAGCTCGAACGGGAATTGGGAAACGAATGGGAGATGATCTCCGGGAGGGGCTGCTAGGTTCCGCTAATTTCTGCGAACTTCTGCTTTGCTCCCGTCGGCCTCTCCCAGCTCAAGGTGCTGGTCTGCAGGTCACGGGCTCGAGCCTCACATCGTCAGCAGCATGGCCAGCATCCCGATGGAGAACCTTCGGAAATCCGCCTCACCTGGGAAGACAGGGCACCAGATCACCCTTATGGGAGACTACTGGGAAACGGCGGTGACCACCAGACGCCCATTTCCCAGAACGCCTCCCACCGAGCCTGCAGCGTCTCTGCGATCCGGCGCTCCATTGGAGGCGTCAGGTTCGAGTACAGGCCCTCCACGCCGGCTACCTCGTGCCCCATCCGGGTCTCCATCGCGATGCGCGCATGACCGTCTTCCTCCAGCCACTCTCGATGCCCGTGGCGCAACAGATAGATCCGCTTGCCGGACATCTCCTGGACGGGAGGAATCGCCTGCCGCAGATGGTCGCGCCGCGCAGAACGCTGCGGAGATCCACCCCGGATGTAGGGCCAGTACGCCTTCCCCCACTGGGTGCCCATCTGGCTTCCGCCCAGCGCGGGAAAGACCCACGGAGAGTCATGCGACGCCAGCAAGGCGGCATGCATCTCATGCAAGAAAGGCGGCACAACCAAGGTGCGGTGGGAGTCGTACTTCGGGCCCACCTGCGTCCGCTTCCCGCGCTCGTACTGCGACTGGTACTGAACACGCAGGGCCGGCATGACGTCGGGCCCGTACCGCTCCAGCATGCTCTCCCGGCGCTCGGGGTCAGGGTCACTCGCCGGCCAGGTCGGGGAGGCGAACTCCCGACGGAGCCCCCACATCTCCCCGGGCGGGCGCATGCCCGTGAACGCGAGCGTCCAGATGTAGGTCCAGCCGGTGAAGCCCCACACGTGGTAGGCGTTGCACGCCAGCGCATGCAGCACGGCCATCTGCATGGGCCGCTTGATCTCGCGCTTCTGCTTGCTGTACCGGCCGCGGCGCTGCTGCCGGATGACGGGCGACTCGCTCCGCAGCTTGTACTTGACCACGGCGTCGGTCATCAGCATCCCGAAGAGACCGGTGAGCTGATCGGCGTAGTGGTGGGAGAGCTCTTCACGGGCGACTGCGGCCTGCAGGCTCTTCTTCCACGCCTCGTACTCCCAGGTAGTGATCTCGCCGACCGCCCGGTCGCCCCAGTAGGGGATGATCCTCGACCGCAGCCGGCTCCGGTAGCGCGTGATGGACGTGTCGCGAAGATCCTGGGCCTCGAGCCACATCCAGCAGTAGTCGCGCATGAGCGTCTTAGCGCTGGCGCGGGGGATGTGGGTGCCGTGCCGGACCTCGTGCTCGCGGTCGAGCCCGTAGTTGTAGGCCTCGTCCTCGCTGTCGAAGGGGATGCCCGGCTCCGGGCCGCTCGCGGACTCGTACCTCTTGCGCCGGGTCGCCCGGCCTTCGCTGTCGAGGTGGTACTCGCCGCCCCACCACTTCACACGGATGCTGCCGCCGCGGACCTCAACGTAGGGCATGCGTTCCCCCCTGGGTGTTGCTGGGCGCGGTAGTCCGGCAGGTACCCCTACCGCCTGGACTCCGCGGCCTCGTGCTCAGGTACCGAGCCAGCAGCCTCGGCATCCCTTGCAATCTCCTCCTACGCGCTTCACGACCTCGCGCATCGAGCGGCGTGCATCTTCGCTCGTGGCGATCTCGGGAGGCGCTACACAGATCATTCTTCCATTGGCCGGGCCGGCCCAGCCTGCGAAGTTCGGGCCGGCGTCAACTATGGACAGACTGCTCCGCATACCTGGTCCCCCTTCGTGGGTGCTACCGGGGAACCCCCAAGGTGTAGCAACGACTTTGCCATGTCAGGGACCGGTTGGGACCGTGTGGGGCCAAAGTGGTGGCGGGAAATTTGTGACTCGAGCGCAGGTCGCAGATGGTTGTACATCGATGTACTGAGTTTGAATCAGATGACGCCCTGTTCGCGTAGTTCTTCGATCACCCGCCGGTTCAGCTCGAGGATCTCATCGCCAGTCAGGTCGCCTCGCGTTGCGATCGCCGCGTGCTGCACCGCGTTGCCTACGAGGCGCTCGAGATCCGACTTGGGTACGTCGGCGACCTTGACCCCGTTGTGAAGGGGCTCGCTGGTGACCGGATCGTCGCCGGCCAGAACGCGGAGACAGCTGCCGGCGGCCCATTGAAGGGCGGCGTCGATACCAGCGTAGGAGCGGTCCCAGACTTTTTGGCCCGCCTCGACTCTCTTCCAGGTGTCCTTGGAGATGCCGCCCAGCTTGGCGGCTGGCTCGATGCCGAGCCGTAGCTCGGTCCGTCGCTTCTGTACGAGCGTCGCCAGGCGCTCGAGGTGGGGGCTGGTCATGGCGCCATCTTCGCAGGACCCGCTAGGACCAGCTAGGACTGGGCCAAAGGAGTCCGGAACGTGCTGCTTCAAGTGCGCACGGTGACCGAAAACCGGTCACTCGACCGGATTACCACCATGAGCTGCAGCGACGATGATCCGCTAACTTCTGCGAACTTCTACTAGACTCTGGCGCTGTCTTCCGCTAACTTCGGTGCATGGAACAACCCCCTCCCACCTACCAGGTGAAAGGGGCGGAAATCCGCAAGCTCCGCATGCAGGCAGGGCTGAGAACCGAAGAGCTGGCTCAGAGAGCACGCCTCAGCAGGCGCTACCTCAACCACCTCGAAAACGGATACCGCACCCGCATGAGACCGGACTCCTACGCCCGGCTCCGCACCGCGCTCGGCCTGCCGGCCGAATCCATACGCATCCTCCTCGCATCCCCAGAGGACCCACCCGAAAAGAGGTGACATGCCCCCGCGTAAGGCTCCCCCCACGAAGCAGCCGATCAAGCTTGAGGGCTTCTACGACGTCAAGCAGGCCGCCGTCAGGCTCGGCCTGGCCACCGAAGACCCCGACGACATCCGCGGCCAACGCTGGCTCCGCGACGGCGTCAACCACAAGGGCTTCCCGCACCACCGCATGAACCGGGTCCTGATGTTCTCCGACTCGGACCTCGCCGAGATCGCGGCCATGCACCGCAACGCTCCCACCCGAGCCGGCCGCCCCCGCCGCGCCCGCGTCGCCGCCTAGCCGGCCAACGCAATGAGGCCGCCCCGCGGCTACGGGACGACCTCGAACGCTCCACCCCTACCGAACACCAGAAACGAAAGGGGCTTCACGTGCCTCAATCCTCTCAGACGACCGGGACCATGACGGTCCGGGTCTGTGACCGCGGCTCCGGTCGCGAGTACGTCGGCGTGACGATCCGCACGGTCACGGTCTCCGACCGCTGCCCGCAGTGCGGCGGCCCGCGCGGTGTCGACACGATCCGCAACCACAACTTCCACGAGGACGGCGAGTGGCTGTCCGTGGACCGCTGGACCAATCCGTGCGGCCACGTCGACATGTACTCCGCCGTGCTGGCCGAGGCCCGCGCCAACACCCAGGACGAGGTGATGGCATGAAGTGCGGCGAGCCGATGCCCGGCGGCAGCTACCAGACCTGCGACCGCGACCTCAAGCACAGCGGCGACCACGCCTACCTGAACCAGCGCTGGCCGCGCCCCGTCCTGGCCGGGCCTGACTGGGAGGTGCAGGAGTTCCTCGAGGACGCCATCCCCGCGACCGCGTGGGGCGTGGAGGAGCGCAGCTACCCGATCGTCGTCACCGAGACCATCACCCGGATTCTCTGGGTCGACGCCGAATCCGAGGACAAGGCGCTCGCCTACTGGGCGGACGACTGGACCGACATCCCGCTGAAGAACGCCGACGTCATTGACGGCTACCTGGAGTTCGAGCGGCCGGACGAGTTCCAGCGGCAGGAGGCGTTCAGGGCCAACCGCTCCGAGCAGAAGATCGGCCCGCTGATCCAGTGCCCGGACTGCAGCGCAGAGGCATTCCGGCGGGAGTGGATGCACAACCCGATGCGGAAGTGCCACGGCCCCATCGAGTGGCGCAAGACCCCCTCGAAGGACCCGCGCTTCCAGTGGCGCCGCGAGTTCAAGCTCACGCCGGCCCGCAACGCCGCCCGGAAGCAGGTGGCGGCATGACGACGACGTGCACCTGCATCCACGAGCCTGAGGTCGACGCCGGGCGAACGCTGCACGCCAGCTACTGCCCGATGACCGAGCCGATCACCACTGTCGAGGCTGCTGTGGCCGAGCTGGGCGCACTGCCGATGCCCGCCGGCAACCCGACGCAGGCGCTCAGCGACGAGCGGCTCGCCGAAATCCAGGCCCGCGTCGCCGAACTGGGCAAGCACGGCCTGCCTGGCGGCACGTGGAAGGCCAGCCCGACCGACGGCAAGAGCGTGCTCCCGCCGGAGACGGCACACGTCGTCGAGGACGTGCTGCGCACGAGCGGGGCCCTGCTCCGATCTTCGGTCGGGGTCTTCGGCGAGGCGGTCCACGCCGAGTTCGCCGCCCACGCCAGCGAGGACGTGCCCGCGCTGCTGGCGGAGATCCGCCGCCTGAAGGACGAGCTGGAGCGCCCGCCCGCCACCGAGTACGCCATCCGGTTCTCCGACAGCTCCGTCCTCCGCGAGGGCAACCCGCTCGACCGCGGCGAGCAGGAGCGGCGCCTGGCCGACTACCTGCCCGAGTGCCCGCAGGCCCGGCTCGTGCAGCGCACCGTCAGCCCGTGGACGGAGGCCGACCGGTGACCACCGACATCGCCCGCCTGGACGTGCCCACCGAGGTGCTGGAGCGGCGCGTCGCCGCCTGGCACTTCGAGCAGGCCGCCGCGAAGACCCACTCCCCGTCCGACCAGATCGCCTTCCGCCTCGACGCCTGGCTCGTCACCCACCCCACCGCCTGCGCCACCAGCGCCGACTACCCCGGCTGGGCCGAACAGTTCGCCGCCATCAAAGCCGCACACAGCAGCAAGGAGACGCCGTGACCGCCACCGTCGTCGAGTCCCTGCCCGTCCGCCCCCGCAAAGCCTCCGCGTCCCGGCGCCGCCGCCACATCCAGCAACTGCCCTACCGCCTCCACCTGATCGCCCCCGGCGCGGCCACCATCCTCGTCACCCCCATCTGGACCGACGGCCGCGGCGACGGCGTCCGCCACTACCTCGCCCGCGCCCTCGACCAGCGGGGACGCATCGTCAAGTTCGCGGCGGGCGGCTCACAGCGCATCGCCTCCCTGCTCCAGGGCGCCTACCCGGCCGCCGACTGGAACCAGCCCCAGACCTGGCACGCCGAGACGAACACCCTCACCACCCGCCGGGTCCAGTCGAACGCGGAGATGCGGGCGGCGATCCAGCGGCTCGAGGAACGCGCGGCCGGACTGGAAGCCGAGCTGGCGATCCAGCGCGAACGGCGCTTCGAGCTGGTCGTCGCCCGCGACTTCGCCGACAGCCTCGACGCCGGATACATCGACCGCGAAGGGCTGGCAGCGTCATGAGCCTCACCACCGCACCGGCCGCCGCCGACATAGCCGCGGTCCTCGACCTGGCCGCCGACCACATCGACTCCGTCGGCTACTGCAAGAAGTACCTGTACAGCGTCCCCCAAGCGGAGACCGGCCTCCCCCTCGACAAGTGCAGCGTGGACCTGATCGGCGCCATCAACGTCGCCGTGCACGGAACCCCCCGGCACGTCGGCGGCGACCCCCTCACCTGGGCCGCCGAACAGGCCCTCGCCGAGCGGATCGACGCCCCGTCGGTGGCCACCTGGTGCGACTACCCCGGCAACGGCAAGACGACCGCACTGGCCCTCCTCCGCGACACCGCGGCGAGCCTGCGAGGCGAGTCGTGAACGGCCGCCGCAAGCACAGCGCCGTCGCCGACAACGCCCGCCTGCGTGAAGCCCGCCGCTCAGACCGCGAATACATCCGCTGGTGCCACGAGCGGTTCGCCGAACTCGGCCGGCAGGTCCGGGCCTGGCGGGCCCGCGCCGAGATCGCCGAAGGGCGACTCGCCCAGTGCGAGCAGCTCGTCGAACGGCAGACCGCCCAGCTCATGGAACGCGACTCCCGCATCGCCGAACTGGAACGCCTCGCCAAGACGGTCGGCGACGACACCGTCGAAACGCCCCGCCCCGCGGCCCTCGCCGCCGCATAGACCCGTCGGCCGGGCGGCGACCACCACACCCGCCCCGCCGACGACAAACCCCCGCCGCCCGGCCGACGGG